GTAATAAAAATCAATTAAGTCCAAATGTTGTGATTCAAGCGTATGTTTTAGCTCTTTTAGAAGCGTATTCAGATAATTTGTTGGAATTACTTGATGAGTTGAATAAATTTCCAGGCTCCCAAGTTATTTCCGCTCTCATTGCTACGCTTGATTGTCCTCGTCCACCTATTTTAAATCCAAATATTTTGGATTTTATTAAATCTATTGAACTTCCGTTTTGTCGCAATATTCACGATATTACATTTCCAAGATTAGATAATCCTTTCGGATGGCTTCCTGATATTAAAGACATTTTAAAGTTTATTTGGATGGCAATGAAATTAGCGCTGCAGCAGTTGATTATTAAAATTTTATTAAAATTAATGATTAAAATTTGTGAGTTAATTGGAAATGCATTATGTAAAGCGTTGGAAACAGCGGGAGATATTGCAGCATCATTGCCGGCTATGGCGACAGGAAGAACAACATTATCGGATGTAATTAAAGAATCAATCTGTGGTGATGATGCCGATTCAGAGCAAATTGATAATACTGTCGTGGATATGTTTTCTTCACTAGGATTAGGTGGACAAGCATTATCCGATAGAGATAAAGTATTGGCATTCGCAGAAGATATTTCATCTTCAACAACAAGATCGGAACTAATGAATGCATTTTTAGGTGATCCATCAAGTGATTTCTTGGAGGTTGTTAGTTCTGTAGTCGAGTTTGAATATCCAGAATTTCAAGATGCATTGCCTAATAAAGAGGCGCTTGGCAGCTTTTTTAAGAATTCTGGTAATTTAATGCCTCTAGACTTTAAACAACAAATGAGAGATTTCGTTGGTGACTTGCCAGAAGGCGATATGTTGCCGGCAAATCCATCACTTTGCGCCACACCAGAACAACTTGAAGAGTTTTGTAATTTAAGGGCAGACATTTTAGAAGGCAGAGCAACAGAAGATCAGATTAAAGAAATGTGCGATAATAAACCTTTACTTAATGATTTAGATGATTTAGGGGCAATCTTACAAAGCGGCATTCCAGATTATATTGCTAGCAACATGCCGCCTATGACATCTGATCCTGGTTGTGATAATGGAATAGTTCCATTCGAATCCGAAGAACAGAAAGCAGTTGTATCTGCTGCATTAGGTGGTGATATGGAACAACTTAAAGTTGATTTTTCATATGATATGTTAGGCAACGGACCTCAAAAGCAACGATGGGGTTTGATTAACATGATTATGTCCGATACAATGGGCATGCCGTTGACAGCGCATCATAGAATGGTATTCAATAGAAGACGTTGGGTTGACTTTTATATTGATCCAGGGGAGATTGACGAAGACGTATCAGACGATAATGTGGCAAAACTTAAAAGACAAAAAGGAGCATATCCAGAAAAAATAGCAGAACTTCTGCAAACAAGATTAGGTGAATTAGATACAACATTCACATCAACAAACGATTATCAGGATGCTGTTACGTTTTCACGAACATATGAAGATTTGGGAATTGATAGATTTGGCAAGAATGTTGATTTATTATCATTGCCGGATCTTGGATACAACTACACAACAGAAGTTGATTATAAGAATGAAGAAATTGATTTCATTCAGGAAGCAAGAAAAGAAACTCCAGATATAACTTTGGTATTTGAAGATTTGTCTGGTGGTAGATTAGACAGCGATGACCAGGCAGTTTTTTCTTTTGGATTTGAAATGGGGATGTATTTATCTGACTTATATGAATCTGGAAGTGTGGTTGTTAATCGTCCTAACGATAATGCAAGAATTAAAATCACAAATGAATATAATGCAGCAGATAAAATAGACTGGGTGGCGCTAGCGTTGATGCCGCTTACAGCAAAACTTGAACTGATGACAACTTTAAAAGAAAAGATGGAAAATCCAGAATCAATTTTTGAGAGAACTTATGAGTTTCTTTCGGTTGATGATACGCTTGATGATATTGACTTATCAGATTATCCAGAGTTTTTATCGATATTTGAGACGCCATCATTATACATACCTCAGATTGTGCTTTTGACAGAAATTTTAAATAACAATGGCGCCACATTATCAAATGCTGAAGTAAAAAGTTTTCATGATGAGGCAATGGGTAATATCTTTAAGACATTTTCTGCCGCAATTGCAGAAAATGAAGCCGCATTTACTTATGGCGCTGTATTTGATGATTTAACTAAAGGTGATGTTGATTATGTTACTGAAGATGGTGTTTCATATTCTGAATCAGATTACACCAACGATGACATGGTGCTGGGAATCAGCTATAATCAATTCAAGATGGAAGCTGCCGGCACACCGGAGCTTACCCGAGTCTTTTATCTTGATCCTGCACAATATGGCGGTACATATATGAATCCTCCGATATATATCGCACCATTGGCAAATGAAGGATGGTTGGGATTCATTGATATAATGTTCCCTGAGATAAGTCCATGTAAACCACAAAGAACAGATTTGATTGACTTTGATCAAATTCAAAGTATAATCGATGATGTATATCCAACAATGCCAGAAGATGAGAGGTTAAAATCTGATCCAGATTGTGTAGTTGAAGTGCCTTATTCTAGAATTCTAGAAAGATCCTCCGCTGCCGCCCTTCAGGGTATTATCACTGCCGCCATTAGGATATTTGCCAGCGTACATTTATTAAAAGGAATGGCAACATTCAGTAAGTTTTATCCAAAATTTACAGAGGTATATAGTTCGCTTTTTGCACAATATATTGTAGAAGATATGGAAGCGAATTTCAAAGATGCTCAAAAGGCTTTTTGGGAATTCTTTAATCCTTTCAAGGATACTGAATTTTGGTATGCATTTTTGGAGCAATCGGTACAAGTGTATTCACGAAGGGTTGATGATGGTGATATTTTAGATGTTCCAGATAATGTTTTAAATGCATTAATGAGTTTAAATGATACTCAAGAATCATTTGATTATCCTTATCGAGAGGATTTAAAAGAAGCAAAAGATTTAGATGAAGTAAGTCGATTAAAAACATTAAAAAATTATCGTTCAAATAAGAATTTGGAAGCAGTACAAGAGACAGAAGAGATGGCAAAATTAGTTCTCAAAGAATTGGTTATTGAACAGTTAAATTATATGGGTGAGAAATATGTTGAGAATCTTGAAATTTTAGGTATGAAGCCTGATGTTTTTGATTTGGATTATTATGTTTTTCAAGAACTTACACAAGGTAGTAGTTTAACGCTTGAAGAAGAAATAGAAGAAGAAGTGGTTTCTCTCCCAACTGAAGGTGAGGAATTATATACTGATGGCACCGAATTTGTTAACACTGAAACAGATGAAATGTATATTGGATATTATCACGTCAATACAAGTGAAGGCGATGTTGTGTATATGGCTGGAGAATTTCATGTAGAAGAAGGGCATGATGTTTTACGTCCGATTGCTGATCAGGTAATTGTTCCAATTGGAGATGTAGAAGATTATGGTTATTCTCCATCTGCCAGCACAGAACAGCCGTTTTTGATTGAGAAATATATCAGTATTGATGGTAAAAAATACGCATCAGACGATGCTATCGATATTATTACAGCAAATGATGATACATTGCTTATATCTGAAGTTTATCCTGGTACGCTAGAAAAAGTTGTCGGCAGTGCAGGACAAGTTACTGGATTAACTGGCGAATTAGGAGTTCGTTATGGGTTGTTGTTTTCTATTGTGATAAATGGTACTGCCTACGAGGCAACAAGTGTCGAAGTGGATGCTCTAGATATGCTTATTGCCTCTACTCCTCCATTTGAAGGTGATAGTAAGTTATTATTGTGTTTGCTAAATATGCTTAAAAACGATGACACTTATAAATTAGCAGTACAATATGCTTTCCCGATGAAAAAAGTTTTATCAATGTTGGCAATATATAATTCTGAAGCATTTTTGCCATCCATTGGAGAGGTGACAGTAGAAGCAGGAGCAGCATATGGAACAGACACAGATATGGATACTAAACCAGGAATGCAAGTTGAATATGATTCTAGTGGCGTTGCGAGTTCATCTGTAGCTCAGTCTGGTTGGGCAAATATTGATGATCGTAGCCAGATACCAACTCCATTTGTTACTACGTGGGACGAATGGGATCGTGTTTTATTAAGAAACTCCAAAAGTCGAATTAAGAAGTTGTTTAAAACGCACTATAATTCTAGAGACTTCGATCCCGGCGATCCCGATGGAGCCAATAAACCTGGAAAAATCATTATTAATGGATTGAGAGAAGGATTGAAACCACCAACAGGCATGCATTTACTACCATGGTGGAAATTCCGAATGAGAAGATCTAATCCATTTAATTCCAAAGGTACGCTTTGTGAAAAAGAAGATTGACTCTATTTATAGTGAGGTAGAATAATATGGCTTCTTTTGGTGTCGCCCTTCCGCTTGCATTAGATTCGAACGATGGTTTTGTAATGTTGAAGAGTGTTAAAAAATTAATTAAGCAAAATCTAAAAATGCTTCTATTGACAAATCCTGGCGAGCGAGTGATGGAACCTGATTTCGGTGTTGGTATTAAACAATTTTTATTTCAAAATTTTGGCTCTGGCACCGAAGGGCAAATAGATAGTAAAATTAGAGAACAAGTCAATATTTATCTACCAATTGTTAATATATTAAATATTTCTTTTGGACTCACTAATCCTGATAATAATCATTTGGGATTTTCAATAGTTTATTCTATTCCAGATATAGGGGCAAGAGATTTATTAGAATTTACTATTTAAAAATGAGGATTTTTTATGGCTGATGATCAAAAAAAGATAATTCCGATAGATTATACACACAGAGAATATAAAAGTATTCGAGATGATTTGATGGGTATTGCAGAGAGATTTTATCCAAACACTTTCCAAGATTTTAGTGAAGCATCTTTTGGCGCTTTAATGTTAGATGCAGTTGCGTATGTTGGTGATCAGCTTTCGTTTTATTTAGATTATAATGTAAATGAATCATTTTTAGATACAGCATATCAATACAGTAATGTGATTAGGCATGGAAGAGTGTTAGGGTATAAAAACACTGGTCGCCCATCAACATACGGAAAGCTAGCGTTATTTGTTCTTGTACCGGCATCGTCAACAGCAATCGGCCCAGATACAGATTATATTCCTATTTTAAAGAAAAATTCCAAATTTACTTCAACTACAGGGTTGAGTTTTGTTTTAACAGAGAATGTGGATTTTGCAGCACCAAAAAACCCAGTTGTTGTTGCGAGAGTGGATTCTGATTCGGGCGCCCCCACTTATTATGCAATTAAGGCATACGGTACAGTGGTATCTGGGCATTATGGTAGTGAGAGAATAACAATAGGAAATTATGAGAGATTTAAAAGAATAAGACTCTCAACAGCAAATATTTCAGAAATCATTTCAGTTACGGATTCGGAAGGAAATGAATACTTTGAAGTTGATTATCTTTCACAAGATATGGTTTTTAAAGAATTGCCAAATAATAATTTTAAAAATGATAATGTTGCATCGGTACTTAAGCCATATTTAGTATCTCGTAAGTTTGTTGTAGATAGAGATAGATATAATACATACCTTCAGTTTGGTAGTGGCAAATCTGGCGAATCAAATGTTGTTGCGGATCCGCAAGCTGTAGCAATAAATGTTTTTGGAAAAGATTATGTTACGGATACTACTTTTGATCCAACTCGTCTTTCTAGAAATGAAAATTATGGAATTGTTCCTAGTAATACTAAATTAACGATTAC